CCGCCCTGTCTGAATCGCATGATGGCTTGTGTTGTTGAATCGACCAAGTCATCATGATCACCATAAGGAAACGCAGCACACTCTTCGATAACGTCGTCTGCGAATTTCTGCTCAGGTGCATATATCATACCAGATTCAAACAAAGGTGCAACAGCATTTACACGTGCATGCTTATCGTTTCCTTTGCTTGGACTAAAGTTTACTACCGGTATATCCATCTTTCTCAGCTCGTATGTCAGAGGCAGTCCTGATGCTTTTGCCTCAACAATCACCGTCTCAGGTTTCCAATAAGAATATTGGTCTAATGCCAGACGTCTTAGTTCTGGAAACTCGTATCTGCCTTTGATCGCATCTAACAATATCAGACAGGCTGGACTATCCTCACTCGGATAGAATATACCCCATGTGGTGATGGCTGAGTAGTCTGCTGTCTCTTTTTTTAGAAAAGCGGTATCGTAAGATTGTATCACGTGTTGTAGCTGTGGTATCTCCTCTCCGGTATATTTCATCCACCACTCACGTTTTAATATCGCTCCCTCCTCTGCTGTCGGGTTCTGCATCCACTGTGCATTCCATTTGCCCGTGGGCAGTGTTGCTTGCACCTTCTCTAACTCATCCAGTTTCCAATACTCCGGCCAGACGGGAACAGCTGACTTTGATCCATGGTCCATGATTGCCGGAAACTCGACCACGTGCCACTGATCAGCCTTTGGTTCTTTCTGGTTCTTGACCAACATACCTGTAAGATCTTTTGTAGACCATCTAGTCATAACTAACACAATCTTACCACCTGGTTGTAAACGCTGCCTCGGACCTGATGTAT